CTCCACAACACGTATACAAATAATGGTTTAATCTTTTTCATGTTTATTGCCTTGTTTAATTAATATGAGCTAATTATAACAAACAAATTAATATATAACAAGTCATTTAATATATTTAATAGGAAAATTATTGTCCAGTGCATTGAACCGCGGTATCATTGAGTTTTGCGTGGTTATCCCCGATGTTATCCCCGGAAAATGTGGAAAACTTGCCGTTTATATTTGATTATCGAAAGCCTGATTATGGGCAAATCATGATCAACAGATACGAGCGTTTAAAATACATCCGTCAACATCCTGAAATAATGCCAGGCATGAGATTGTTTTACCGTGATAATCCTGCGCAATTCATTACCGATTGGGGTATGACATTTGACCCGCGTAACGTTGAGCGTGGATTGCCTGCGTTGATACCTTTCTTATTATTTCCTCGCCAAGTTGAATGGATACACTGGATTGTTGCGCGTTGGAAAAACCAAGAGCCGGGATTAACAGATAAATCGCGTGAAATGGGTTTGAGCTGGTTAACTGTTGCTGTTGCTACTACTTTATGTATATTCCATGAAGGAATGGTTATAGGGATGGGGTCGCGCAAAGAAGAGTATGTCGACAAGAAAGGTGATCCAAAATCATTGTTTTATAAAGTAAGGCAATTCACATCTAATTTACCCATTGAATTTACAGGTTCATGGAATGAGCGTAAACATGCGCCTTATATGCGCATTGAATTTCCCGATAGTGGATCAGTCATTACAGGGGAAGCGGGTGCAAATATTGGGCGTGGTGCGCGAACATCAATTTACTTATGCGATGAGGCTGCTTTTTTTCAGCAAGCTGATTTGATTGACGCAGCGTTATCACAGACCACGAATTGCAGGATTGATATCAGTACTCCTTGTGGAATGAGCAACCCATTTGCGCGTAAACGGTTTGGTGGCAAGGTTAATGTATTTTCGTTTCATTGGACTGACGATCCGAGAAAAGATCAAGCATGGTATGAAAAGCAATGTTATAACATTGACGATCCGGTTATCATTGCGCAGGAAATTGACCTTGATTATTCCGCTTCCGTTGAAGGGATATTGATACCTGCTATATGGGTTCAAGCTGCCGTTAACGCTCATATTAAACTTGGTATCAATCCAAGTGGTATACTCAAAGCTGGGTTTGATATTGCTGATAGCGGGAAAGATAAATGTGCTATGTGTTTTAGGCATGGTATATTAGTTGAACATATGGAGGAATGGAGTGGGAAAGATTCAGACATTTATCAGAGCGTTGAAAAGGCATTCCTGCACTGCGATAATTATCGTTATCCTGCTGTATATTATGATGCTGATGGCCTCGGTGCTGGTTGCCGTGGGGATGCTAAAAACATCAACGCCAAACGGACTAAACAGATTAAGTTCAACCCATTCTGGGGGTCAGGCGCGGTAGTTAATCCAGAAAGCAATCCATTTAATTATTCAAATGATGGATGGGATGGTGATAAAGGGAGAACCAACGAGGATTTTTTTCATAATGCTAAAGCACAAGCATGGTGGGAGGTTAGAAAACGTTTTCATGCAACATATCGAGCCATTACGGAAGGTACTGTTTATCCCCATGATGATTTGATATCGATATCAGATTCAATTCCTGATTATAAAAAATTAATGATCGAATTATCTCAAGTAACTTACGGGCAATCACAAAGTTCTGGTAAGATGTTGGTAAACAAGATGCCAGATGGTACAAAATCGCCTAACAAAGCCGATAGTCTGGTTATAGCCTTTGCTCCTTTAAAGAAAGTCAATCCGGGGTTTTTTTCATGATCAAACGATTATTAGACAAAATGGGTTATGTTAAAAAGCCCGAACCTGTTGAAGTTAAACCAGAACGTCCACGCCAAACATTCAGCACTGAAGATGTCTATCAAAGTATGCATGAAAGAACTGAAATGTTATGGGAGAAAAATTTCAAACCGTTACCAAAAGGATCTGCTGGCATTGCAATGGATTCAAAGTCTGATACGTTTGCTATGGATAATAATTTGAACGTTAAAATACCTTTTAACAATAATGAAATTATTCCACCAGCACAACTGTTGTGGTATGCAGGCCAAACTTTCATTGGATATCAATTATGCGCTATGCTAGATCAACAATGGTTGATATCTAAATGCTGTCTAATGCCTGCAAAAGATGCTGTGCGTAATGGCTACGAAGTCACTATCAATGATGGGGAGGATTTCGAAGGTGAACATGCTGCGATATTGGATGATATACGTAAAGCGGACGTTAAATATCACATTAACAAAAACCTCATTGAATTTATTCAGATGGGTCGAGTCTTCGGTATTAGGGTTGCCATGTTTATTGTGGATAGTGACGATCCTGATTACTACGTACACCCTTTTAATCCTGACGGGGTAATGCCGGGAAGTTACAGAGGTATATCGCAAATAGATCCATATTGGATAACCCCACAATTAAGCGCTGAATCATCCGGAAACCCTGCTGCAATAGATTTTTATGAGCCAACGTGGTGGATTATTAACGGAAAACCAATACATCGTACTCATCTGGTTATATTCAAAACTGAAGAAGTAGCGGACATTCTCAAGCCAACATACATTTTTGGTGGCATACCTATACCGCAAAAGATTGCAGAGCGCGTATATGCCGCTGAACGGATAGCAAATGAAGCACCTATGCTGGCATTAACCAAACGTACTGATGTTATTAACATTGACCTTGCGCAAGCTGCTGCACAACCCGGTGGAGTCGTTAACCGGATTCAGCAATGGGTTTATAATCGTGATAATTACGGTATTAAAACACTTGGTCTTGATGAGGATATGAAGCAATTTGATACCTCCCTGACAGACCTTGATGCAGTTATTATGACTCAATATCAATTAGTTGCAGCTGCATCAAATGTCCCTGCTACAAAGCTTATGGGTACAAGTCCTAAAGGATTTAATGCCACAGGTGAATTTGAAGAAGCTAGTTATCATGAAGAACTTGAAAGCCTTCAATGTCATGATTTAACGCCTTTGTTGGATAGGCATCATCTTTTGTTGATACGTTCAGAGATTGCGCCGAGATATAATCTTGAACCGTTTAACACCACCATAACTTGGAAACCTGTTGACGCAATGACAGCGGAAGAACTTGCTGCGCTTAATAAGCTCAAAGCTGAGACTGGTCAAGTGTTAATTACATCTGGCGCTATTGATGGCAATGATGAGCGTGGACGTATTATTGCCGATCCTGAAAGCGGGTATTCAGGAATGGAAGACGAAGAGATTGAAATTGAAGAAACTGGCGTTGTAAATAGCAATCCTAGCGAGGCAGACTAATGGATGATTTAATTGAACATATAAAATATATCATTTTAAAAACAAAAGAACGTAGACAATTGGGTTATGACGATCCGATTCGTAAAGCTTCAAGTCATGGTTATATTGAGGCATTGGAAGAAATATTGGAATTTATAGAGGACAATCAATAATGGATTTTAGTCATGCATTAATAAGTATAAAACATGGTCAATTATTGACACGTTCTGGTTGGAATGGAAAAGGAATGTTTATATTTTTGGTTAAAGGTTCTAACTTCAAAGTAAGCCGTGAACCATTATTGAATATATTTGAGGAAGGTACTGAAATTGTTTATCGTCCTCATATTGATATGAAATATGTTGATGGATCTATTGGTGTTTGGCTTGCTTCGATGGGCGACATTATGGCAGATGATTGGATGTTATATGAAAAGAAAGACATCTAAACGCATAGTTAAAAAACGTCAAGATGTTTTGCGCGGCCAACCGCTTAACGTTAACGCTTCAATACAGCAAAAATATTCAGCACAACTTACGGATCTTACGAAACTCATGATTGATGAAACAAAGCATGAATTAATGGGTTTATTTCGTAGCTCAACAGCGCAGGAATATTTTGCAGAAGATGCTAGTATATCCAGTCAAGCACGAATATTGATGAATAAATTAACTGATAAATTCACAGAATTGTTTAACTACAAATCATCATCTCTTGCTAAGACAATGGTTGAACATTCCATGCGCTATAGTACTACTACTCTTAATCGTAGTTTGAAACAGTTAAGCGGTGGATTGTCGTTAAAAACCAGCATCATTACGCCTGAGCTTGAAGATGTATCAAAATCAATCATTGCTGAGAATGTGTCGCTGATTAAATCCATACCACAGGAATATTTCAAAGACATTACAGGCGCGGTAATGCGTAGTATATCCGCAGGTGGAATGTTTGATCTGAAGCCTGAGATATTGAAATATGATGGCATGACAGCACGCAGGGCGCATTTGATCGCATTAGATCAAACACGAAAGGCATACACACTAATTAACAAAGTTAAAATGGAAAATATTGGTGTTACGCAATTTGAATGGTTACACACAGGCGGAAGCCAATCACCTCGTGAATCGCATGTCAAAATATCTGGCATGATATTCAGCTTTGATAATTTGATTGCCGAACAAATTGCTGCTGGCGTTCCTGAACGTGATTTGGGAATGCCTTCTATTCCACCATACTGTAGATGTAGAATGCTTCCAGTGATTGATTTTGAAAGATAATCATTAATATTACTTGTTATATTAATGATTATGTTATATTATTGTTTTTGTAAACCCTAAACGATTCGTGCCGTTATGTGCATGGTGGTTGAAAGTGTGTATGCATGGGTTTGCACTTATTATGAGGATAGCGATGTTGACAGTGAAACATAAGTTATCGAAAAGTCTTGTAGGGGAAAACAGGAAGTGCGCACTGATAGTTTTCTAAAGCTTGGCAATTGCTCGCTGAGGTAGAAGCATAAAAACACTTGCAATACTTTTTATGTGGAACAGGAGATCGCGAGAAATTCTACAAGTACGTGCAATTCGTGCCTATCCTCAATCCTATTCCACACCTCGAGAAGGTGGGATCGTGCGTTATCAGCATGTTAATGTAATATTATGAATCGCGTAGCTCAGCTTGGCAGAGCAACTCTGAGGGGTGGGTCGCCAGTTCAAATCTGGCCAGTTGACAGAAATTACATAGATAACAACCACTATAACGTACGCATATGATTATAGAGGTGTGGTGAAAGTCCACCACCAACATTTGGGATTCACTGACTCCCAAATTAAACTATTGATTACATCCTCACAATAAGTGCATAATTGAACCCATAATTCAAGGGATACAATTATGCCGCTCAAATCTGGTAAAAAAAACTTCGGTCGTAACGTAGCAGAACTTGAACGCGCAGGTCATAAACCAAGTCAGGCACTTGCGATCGCATATAAAACCGAAGGCAAAGATACGGAATCGGCGCGTGAAGAAGATATTAATGGCTTCACAGAAATTCAAGGTAATCCCATAAGCAAAGTCGGCGTATTTGAATACAGCGGACAACAAATTTCCCCCGATCTCGAACCCAACAGAATATATAAAGTATTTCGTTCAGAAGAAGCGCTAAATAACGAGGAAACAATCAATTCGTTCAGATTATTACCATGGACTGATGATCACACTATGCTTTCAGGTAAGCCAGAAGATGGTTTAACCGATCCCGCCCGAAAAGGTGTGCATGGCATCATCGGCGAAAACGTATATTTCGAAGCGCCATACCTCAAAGCCAACGTTAAAATATTTTCTGCCCAATTAGCAAAACTCATAAATTCCGGCAAGCAAGAACTATCCATTGGATATCGCTGTGTTTACGAAGCGAAAAATGGCGAGTATGATGGTGAACAGTACGAATTTTTACAAAAAAACATAATGGGAAACCATCTTGCGTTAGTTGACGAAGGCAGGTCTGGGCATGATGTTGCAGTCCTTGATCACTTTAAATTTACCCTTGACTCAAAGGATCTAAAAATGGCAGAGAAAAAAGGCGACATGGAAAAACCAGAAGATGCAAAGGATGAAGGCGAAATGTCCATGAAAGAAATGTGTTCCATGATGCGGCGTATGGCCGAGAAATTGGAAGGCATGGATATGGATGCCGCCAAAGATGAATTTGAAGATGATGTAGAAGCTGAAAAAATTAACGGCTCTGAAAATCTTGATGACGTTGATTTAGGCAAGTTTGTTGAACGTGCCAACGGAATCGATTCAGACGAAGACAAAGAAAAAGAGACCGAAGACGAAGAAGAAACAGAAAAAAAAGCTGAAGAAGAAGGTGATGCCAAAGACGAATACGAAGAAAAAAAGGAAGGCGCAATGGATGAGAAATTGATGACTAAACGAATCATGGCGCAAATATCAACTAGAGATGCGTTGGCCAAACGTTTATCGGTTCACATTGGGACTTTCGATCATTCACAAAAAACTGTTGAAGAAGTCGCCGTTTATGGCGTTAAAAAATTGGGTTTACGATGCTCCCCTAAAAATGCCGTTCACGTTTTGGATGGTTATCTGGCAGGTGCTCGTCCTTCTCGTGTAGCGATGGCAGAAGATTCTAAACGGCCATCAACTTCAATCGATGCATATCTTGCAGGGGAAAAATAATGCCTTTTCAATCTACTGTTTCAATCCAACAGGGTTTTGGTGTACCAGGCGAACAATATGATGATAGCCCGGTTATTGCCAATACGTATACAATTGACTCGGCATCTGCTGCCTATAATATTATCGGCGCAACATGCTGCACAGTATCATCACAGGGTTTTGTCGCTGCTGGTGGAACAAACCCTTTTGCCGGATTTTTAGTTAATCCTAAAGTTCAAGCATTATACGGAACAGGTGGCGTGCCATTGGCTCCTACATTAACTGTCAACAATTTTGATATTGTTGAAGTGTTATCCATGGGTACCATTATTGTTACATTGCCTGCTGCGGCTGCGATTGGTGATTATGTGGTTTATAACACTACAACTGGAGCAATCAGTACAATTACACCTTCTACCCCATTGGCTTCTGGCACTGCATTTGCTAATGCAATTGTGGTCTTATTTACTGTGAGTGGAGCAGGTTTGGGTGTGATACAAGTCAATCCTACTTACATAATCCCACAACCAGCATAAGGACATAAAATCATGCAAAGAGCTGCTACAGTTCACAGCTACATCGCCGCTAAAGACGTGCGTTCGCTGAAAAACTTTGATGTAAATGAATGGGAATCATTGCAAAAAATCGGTATTCATATCAACGGTCATAACGTCCGTCAAATGATGCACGGTAAAAAAGCAATGGATTCCATGATTCATTCCATGGATAGTTTGCAACCATTGGTTACAACTGCATCCATCAATACCCCTGTTCAATTCCTACAGAATTGGCTCCCAGGATTCGTACTTGTAGCTACAGCTGCTCGTAAGATTGATGATTTAACCGGCGTAATGACCACGGGTTCATGGGAAGATGAGCAAATCGTACAAGGGATCATGGAGCGTGTGGGTACAAGCCAGATTTATGGCGATTACTCAAACGTGCCATTATCAAGCTGGAACGTAAATTTTAACTACAGAACTGTAGTTAGATTTGAAGAAGGCATCAAAGTGGGTGTACTTGAAGCTGCGCGAGCCGCTCGACTTCGTGTTGATGATTCAGGCATGAAGCGTAAAGCCGCTGCACAAGAATTGGACATTCAGCGCAATGCAGTTGGCTTTTTTGGGTTCAATTCGGGCGATAATAATACATATGGGTTTCTTAACGATCCGGGCTTGCCTTCCTATGTACAAGTAGCGACTGGCGTGGCTGGTTTCACATGGGCTGTTAAAACATTTCTTGAGATTCAGAGCGATATTGTTACAGCAATTCAAACATTGCGTACACAATCACAAGATACAATTGACGTTGAAACCGTTGATTTAACGCTTGCTGTTGCGACTGCTGCCGTGGATTATTTGAGCAAAACATCTAACTTCGGTATCAGTGTTCGCGCGTGGTTGAGTGAAGCATATCCACGCATTCGGGTAGTATCTGCGCCACAGTTGAACGCTGCAAATTCTTCTGATAACGTGTTTTATTTATACGCTGATCGTATTCTTGACGAAAGTACTGATGGTGGGGCAACCATAATTCAAATGGTTCCATCTAAGTTCTACACTTTAGGTGTTCAACAAGAAGCAAAAGCGTACACTGAGGACTTTTCTAACGCAACCGCAGGTATAATGGTCAAGCGGCCTTACGCTTTCGTGCGTTATTACGACATTTAGTATTATTATTTAGCCCCTTAATTGGGGCTAAATTTATTTTTTTATTGCTTACTCATTGCTTCAATTTCTGCTTGTGATTCAATTTCCATCTTAATGCATTTCAAAACCATAATATTTCCACCCATTTGTAACCATTTTTGCGTGCAGCTATCTACGATCTCTTGTCTTGTTTGGAACGCATGACTTGAAAAAGCCACGCAACATAAAACTGCTATTGATATAATTTTATACATGATCAAAATACCTTAGTTAAAATTAAACCGCCAATCATCGTGACCATCGTTCCGATAATCCATTTAAATTGGTTATCCATTTTTTCATCAAGACGATCAAATCGTTTATCAATGCTATCAGCTATACGTTCAAGCAATCTAATCCTAACTTCATGGTCAACCAAGTTTTCAATATTATCGTGTGCTTTCATTTTAATTCCTTATGTTAAGTAACTGAAACAAGTATAACAAACTATTTTATATATAACAAGTGATATTATATATTTTAACTATATTTCACATATTCATATTAACCGGATATACTAATTGAATAAATTTTTCTAAGGATGTAAAAATGCCCTACGTATATTCAACAGCTACAAATTCATCATATTATTGCGCTTATGATTCAACACCCGGAAGCCCGTCTGTATTGAAGAAGAAGGTGGAAATAAGAGGCGGTCATAATTTAAACGCCGCGCATAATGCTGCACAAAAGAATAATATTTATACCCCTTACGGTGTGCGCACTGAAGTATCCGATGCTGACTTGGAATTCTTGTTGGGTAATCCTACATTTAATCGTCATGTTAAATTAGGTTTTTTATCGGTAGATAACAAAAAAGTTTCGCCTGAGAAAAAAGCGCGTGATATGGAGCAGAAAGATGGTAGTGCTCCGTTAACTCCTAAAGATTTTGATACCGGTGCAAGTTCAGATTCTGGTTTGAAAACATACGCGAAAAAAGTTGATTCAATGCCGACAATGTCGATCTAAGGATTGCTATGAGCACGTCAATATTAACTTTTGATTATGCGACATTTATTGCATTAGTTCCTGAGTATTCGGATTCTACTTTGTATTCTGAGTCGATATTACAGGCGTATTGGAATAGTGCGATCAACTACATATCAGATTACAATTATGGCGAAGTGAATGGCACTAAACGTCAGTACGCAATCAACTTAATGGTTGCGCATTTGATATACATTGCCAATCTTGCGGCATCCGGTACAGTTCCGTATCTGATGCAAGCTGCCACGATTGACAAGGTCAATGTTACGTTAACCCCTCCGCCATTAAAGAATCAATGGCAATGGTGGTTGTCCTTGTCACCATGGGGTCAACAATTGTTTGCTTTATTGCAAGGCGCATCCGTTGGAGGAAATTATATCGGGGGGAGTGCAGTATTGCAGGGGTTTTCTACCACTGGATTTAGGGGTGGAATTGGTCCAGGCTTTAATCCTTGGTGTCAATGATGAAAATCATACGCACTAAAACGACCGTGGGTAAAAACTTGACAGTGGCATTGAAACAGCTTGATGGTCTTGAAGGTCGGGTAGGTTGGTTCAAAGATGCTAGATATGAAGAATATAAAGAGAACGGAGAAAAAAAAGGTGGAGAATACGTTGCTTTTATTGCTGCTCAAAATGAATATGGCAATCCGAACAAAAATATACCTGCAAGACCATTCATGCGTCCAACAATTCGTGAACAGAAAAATAAATGGTTGGCATTTGCGGCCAAACTGTCAGGTCAAGTATTAGAGGGAAAACTATATGCGCATCAAGCCATGGAATCAATTGCTGTAATGGCTGAAAATGATGTTTTGAAAAAGATAGCTTCAATTTACACTCCTCCACTTGCACCAATTACAATTGAAAAACGGATCGCAAGATATTCAAATCAAAATAAATTGGGGAATTTATACAAGCCTTTGGTTGATACAGGCCACATGATCGCAACATTAACGCATGAAGTGGTGTCAGCATGAATTATATAAAAATATATGATTCAATCATTGAAAAATATAGAAATGAATTGGCTGTTGGTTATTGTGAAGTGCATCATATCATTCCAAAATGTATGGGAGGATCCAATGAGAAAGATAATCTGGTTGCATTACCATATCGTTATCATTTTGTAGCGCATTTATGTTTGGCTAAAATTTATGGCGGAAAATTATTGGGTGGCGCATGGATTATGTCTAATTGCGGAGAGAATAATTCAAGAAAATATGCATGGCTTAGAAAAAAAGTAGCAGAATATTCTAGACAATTAAATACAGGAAGAAAACAAACACCAGAAGCCAAGAAAAAACAAATAGAAAACCAAACTGGTAAAAAAAATGGATTTTATGGAAAAAAACATACTCAAGAAACTAAAGACAAAATTATTGCTAGTCATAAAGGTATGAAAAGAAAAAAACATACTGAAGAAACAAAGAAAAAAATGTCTCAAAGTGGCAAAGGCCGTATTTTTACAGAAGAACATAAATTAAAGATATCTCTTTCAAGAAAAGCCAAAAAAATGGGATCTCCTATGGAAGGGAAAAAACATACAGCGGAATCGATTGCTAAAATGTCTAAAGGTCATATGGGTAATATTCCTTGGAATAAAGGCATGAAAAAAGGAGTTATTTAATGTCTATACCAGGACAAAATATACTCAATATGGCGTTGACTTTAATCAATCGCCAAACTGTTCAATATTATCAATTTGAATCACGTGCATTAAATTCTGTTGGACAGGATGTCACAACTTATGCATCAGTTGTTAATTTAGTGGGGAGTTGGCAACCAGTACCTCGGAAAATGTATATTCAATACGGTTTGAATTTGCAGAAGGATTATTACACGTTTTATACATCAAATAATTTGCTCGACGTTACACGCGATGTATCTGGTGATCAGGTTGCATTTATGGGTAAACGTTATCAAGTTGAATCAAATAATGACTGGTTCCAACTTGATGGATGGAAAGGCGTCTTATGCGTTGATCAAGGAGCCGATGCCGATGGCTAATATTTATGACAATACGCTGATTCAATTATTTTTGCCGATCATTAACGCCGGATTAATTTCGGATGGCTATTCAGGCGTAATCGTTCAGCAGTCAAATCAGCCTACTATGCAAGGTATTAATACTTCTCCTTCCATATACTTTTTTAAGATGCATTCTAAACGATATGGTTATTTGGGTCGTTATGATGCATGGGATTCTGATACTAGCGAAATGGTTCACACCGAGTCACAATATTATGAAAGCACTTGGCAATTTGCCGCTTTAGTATTGCAATCACCTTTAACGCCAGACCAATATACTGCTAGTGATTTGGTTGATGAGGTAGCCAGTATTATACAATCTGATAATACACGACAAATATTGAATGCTTCGGGTATCGGAATGCTTAGAATTAGTGATATAGTAAACCCATATTTTCAAGATGACAGGGATAATTTTGAAGCCTCACCAAGTTTTGACGTCACATTCACATATCAAAACTTTAGAGTTTCACAAAATCCCAAAATAGATGATTTTACCGTGGACGTCGTAGGTATATAACTAGACAAGGTGATTCAAAACATGGCTATTCCAATTTCGCAATATGTCAATATTAATTCAAGCGTGGGTGCTGCATCAGGTGCAATTATTCGTAACTTGTATGGTCGTATGTTCACGGGTAGCACGTATCTGGATGTTGATTCATTCGAGGAATTTACCAGTGCGGCAGATGTAGGTACAGCTTTTGGTTTTTCAAGCGAAGAATATTATCGGGCAGTATTTTATTTCGGTTGGGTAAGTAAAAATAATTTACAAGCGCAGGCCATACAATTTGCTCGATGGAATAGCGATGCTGCAAGTGCGCCTATGGTGATATCATCTCCTTTAACTGCAACATTTAATGCTGCTTCCTGGGCATCGATTACCAATGGCGGTTTTATTATCACCATTGGGGGTGTGGTTTTAGACTTGTCAGGCACATTGGTTTTTACAGGTGTAACAACAGGCGCTGAAGTCGCTGCGATTCTGCAAACTGGAATTAGAACCGGTACTGGTTCGGTCTTTACATCCGCTACAGTTACATATGTTGGTGCTGCGCCTAATCCGGGGTATGTATTTACAGCTGGAGCAACTGGCGCGGCAACGATTTCAATATCAGCGCCTATTAGTGGAACCAATATAACAGGAATCACCTTACCAACGACCACAAATGGTGGTTTGGGTTGGTTGCCTGAACAAGTATTAAATCCTGATGGAACGGTATCTGTTCAAGGTGCAATTTGGGATCCGGGTTCATCAGCGCAGACATTAACTGAATGTTTAACGGCATCTGCTGCACAATCAAACAACTTTGGAACATTTGGATTCATGAATAATTTGAATTTAGACATTTCACAGGTTACTGAAATTGCAACATGGAATTCATCTCTCTCCCCAAATAATCAATACATGTATACGTTGCCAGTAAGTTATGCCAACACAACAAGCTGGCAGGAAGCATTGGCAGATTTTGGTGGTTGTAGTATTACTATTCAATCTCCACCATTTTCAGGAACAGGATTAACTGCGAGCAGTTCGGCTACATTAAGCAATGTTTCTATAATTGGATCTAATGTTCCCTTAGTGGGCATGCCGATATCAGGAACAGGGATCCCAACAGGAACTACAATTTCAGTCGTGGTATTGGTAAGTTCTAATCCCAATGTGTATACATTAACTCTATCTGCTAATGCTACGGCATCGGCTACAGTAGATTTAACATTTTCAAGGTTAGAATTTCCTGAAATGGTGCCTATGATGATTGCCGCAGCGACTAATTATTCAGGATTTAATACTGTTCAAAATTATGAATTCCAGACTTTTGCATTAACTCCTAGTGTTTTTGAACAATCATTTGCTAACGCATATAATGATTTAAACATAAACTATTATGGTGAGGTTCAAAACGCAGGACAAAAGGTCAGTTTCTATCAGCAAGGTGTTTTGCAGGGTTTGATCACTAATCCACTTAATCAAAACACTTATGTTAATGAGATATGGTTAAAAGACGCCATGGCGGTTGCGATTCTTAACTTATTACTTGGCTTGAATCAGGTTCCTGCCAATGCGCAAGGGCAATCTCAAATATTATCGACTATGCAAGGTGTGATTAATACTGCATTAAATAATGGTACGATCAGTGTGGGTAAATCATTAACTACTTTACAACAAACATTTATTACTGCTCAGACAGGTGATTCTGTTGCATGGCATCAAGTACAGAATAACGGGTATTGGGTTAATGTTGTTATTGTGCCCAGCGGTAGTTCTCCTGTAATTTACACTGCTGTTTATACATTAATTTACTCGCAAGATGATGTGATTCGTTTGGTTACTGGATCTAACATTTTAATCTAAGGATTCGATTATGCAAAATATTAGCGGTTTTGGTATAGTCCTTTCGATTATTGCCAGTAAAACATTCCCGGTCGGATTGGTTATTAATCAGTTCGCTGATGATGCAGATCCACTCGACGTTCCATCATTACAGATTGCTGATAAGGCTATGGGGTTGAATGGTGACTTGATTGTATGGTCTAAAGCCAACCCATTAGTTGTAACCCTTGATGTTATTCCCGGTTCATTTTCAGATATAAACTTGTCTATTTTGCTTGAAGCTAATCGCGTTGGTCGGGGTAAAATTGGCGCACGCGATACCATTACAATGACTGTTTTATACCCTGCTGGTAACTTCATTGTCTTGAGCAATGGCGTGATTACTGATGGTATGCCGTTCAATTCGGTATCTAGTGCGGGGCGTTTGAAATCAAAGAATTATGCTTTCTCATTTGAAAATCGTGTTGGTGGTTAAATATGTTGCGTGAACCAAAAGAAATTGAGATAGATGGTAAAACATTTGTAATTAGTAAATTTCCATCATTGGCAGGATATGAAATTGTTACTCAGTTGACATTGACAGCCATTCCTAAGCTAGCAGAATTTAAAGAACATCGAGCAATGTTTATTAAAATGTTGGCTTACACAGGAGTTAAAGTTGCTGGAATTGAAGCGCCATTAATGCTGACTACTGAAGCATTAATTGACAATCATACGAATGATTGGGAAATGATGGGAAAATTGGCATATTCTGTTTATGAGTACAATGTAAGTTTTTTGGAACGTGGAAGTCTCTCAAACTTCCTACAAAACGCGCTGGAGAACTTACCCGATTTTGCTGCGAAAATGTACCAGAAATGGTCGCAACAATCATCGCCCAAGAAAAAGCGAGCTATTACGAGTTAAAAGAATTATTGACGCTTGAAGACATGTTTAAGATTTTTGAAGTGATCGTGATTAATTCATATAATGAACAAGCTGCAATTGATGCAGCAAAGAAACATAAGGGGGTATAATGGCTATTATCGATACTTTCCTTATGTTGTTTAAAGCTGATACATCATCTGTTAAAAAAGGGACTGACGAATCCGAAAAAGGACTTGTTAAACTGGGTGACCAAGCTAAAAAAACTGATAAACAAGTTCAGCATATAGGCGAAAGTCTGGTTAAGTCTGCCACAGCATTTACGGGATTAGTTGCTGGATTTGCTTCACTTGCAGCTGTTACTGTAGGTTTTAAATCTTCTTTAGATTACACGAGAAATATTGCTGATATATCCCGTGAATTACAAATTAATGAGTCGGTGGTTGATTCATGGGGTAGGGTATTAAAGAGAACTGGTGGCGATGCCAATTCTTTCAAAAATGCGATTCAAGGTTTACAAGGCCGTTACGGTGGAACACCCGAACAGATTTTAGCGCAATTACCTAAATTTGCCGATTCATTTTCTAAACTTAGTAAATCACAAGCACTGATTCGTGGTAAGCAATTTGGTCTTGATGTACCTACTATTCTGCTATTGCAACAAGGAAGGCGTGAACTTGAAAGCCTGATTCAACAACAAATTAAACTCGGCGTCGTAACTGATAAAGATGCTATTGCATTACGTGCATTTGATAATGCTTTGGATAATGCAAGTCAGGCTTATTCTACTTTTTTCAGGGATATATCTCGACCATTATTGCCAGGATTTACTAAAGCAATTAATTATCTAGTTGAACATCAAGATATTGTTGAAGGTGCATTACTTGGAATTGCTGGAGCTGCTCTTTTGTTGGCTTCGCCTTTCATTATTGCAAACGCTGCTGTGATTGCCTTAACGGGAGGGATCGCGCTATTAATTACAGGATTTGCCCTTGTATTTGAAGATATTAAATCATTCATTCAAGGAACTAAGGATTCATTAACGGGTGCAGTGGTTAATAATTACGGGAAAAGAATCAAGCAAACAATCGGTGTCGCAAAAGATAGACTGGAATCTTTTAAACATCCGGGTGGATTTATTGATCAGGTTAAAAACAATTTTTCAAACGCTTATAATAACAACCCTTTTTTTGGTGGTAACTCAGTCCATGTTGGTAAAGTTGAAATAAATACTCAATCAACAGATGCAAAAGGTATATTCCAAGAGTTTTCGGACTGGGCAAAAGAAAAAAATCAAGCGCAAGATCACTTTAGTTCGGCGGTATTATACTAATGGCTATTTCAAACATTATAAATACTTTATTGCCTTCATTTGCTCATGATTCAGTAGCCGTTTTCACACAAGATTTTACCCAAATATTTCGCAATGCTCGTGCATTAAAAGCCGTAGTTAAAGAACAATCAAAGGTTATGCAGCATCCAGTTGAATCAGGCATTGTAATAACTGATCATAGGATTATATTGCCAATTGAAATAGAATTATCTTTGATATTAGCTAAAGATGATTATCAAAGCGTATATCAATCGATTCGCGGTTATTATTTGCAAGGTACTTTGTTGGTTGTTCAGACTCGTTCTGGTGTGTATCAAAATATGTTGATACAACAAATACCGCACGAAGAAAACCCGGATATGTATAATGCTTTAACAGTTGCAATGACATTAAGACAGGTTTTGTTCGCGGTTGCTCAATATGGCGTTGTTCCAAAATATGCAAAAAATTCAACCACTCAAGCAAAAGGATCTCAATTAGGAACTAAAGCAACAACAAATCAAACAGCTTTAGCATCAATGTATGCTTCTAAACTAGGTGGGAATAGCACAGAACTATTATTAGAAAAAGAAATACCAAGGAGAACATAATATGCAAAATATCCCCTTGCAGGCAATTCCTAATCAGAATTTTATGTTTCAAGATGCCACCACCCAAACAAATTATTTTATCCAGATTAAAACATGTTCATTCGATGACGCTCAAATTGCAGCATTTACCATATCAATAAATGATGTTTTAACAGTATCAGGTTGTAGGGCTGTAGCTGGTTATCCAATTTTAGCTTCTGTATATCAACAGAATGGTAACTTTGTCGTTTTAACGGCAAATGACGACATCCCTGATTATCGACGATTTGGCATTGATCAGTTTCTTATTTATGCCAATCAAACTGAATTGAATGCTATTGCTACGGCGCAAGCCACTGCATTGACAGACATTGAAGATTTAACATGACAACGGCTGCTTTAGATCCGCGCATAGTTAAAGTATCCATTGAGATTAATGGCAAACTTAAAATATACACCGATCCAATCCAATTGACCGCGAATGGCACCCGTTATGGCAACGCATTACAAAACGAGTGCACGGTAACATTAGACAACTTAGACGTTGAAACACAAGATTATCTTTTAACTGAAACATCCCCATACAACTTAAATCGAACACCTAAGCGCGTTATCGTGGAAGCAGGCCGAGTTTCCTATGGAACTGCTGTCATTTACGTGGGTAATATAGTTCGTGCTATAGTGAGTCAGCCGCCAGATATTACTATTTCCTTGCAATGCCTTACAGGTAATTTTTACAAAGGGAATATCTTGTCAAAATCCTGGCCGGGTATAACACCGATGAGTCAAATATCGGCGGCAGTAGCTAATGATTTAAATGTAGGATTATTATATCAAGCAACTGAAAAAAATATTACGAATTCAGCATATACAGGCGACGCTTTAGGACAGGTTGGAAATCTGGCTCAAATGGGGAACTTTAATGCATTCATTGATAACAATACTCTCGTGGTTAAAGATGCATTCATTCCTCTTAACAATTCATTGCGTATTTTAAACGCACAAAATGGCATGATTGGAATACCTGAGTTCACCGAGCAAGGTATAAAAGTTAAATTCTTGTTGGATAATCAAACTACATTAGGATCATCTTTGCGTATTGAAAGCAAACAATATCCTGCCGCTAATGGTGATTATGTAATTTATAAACTGGCATTTCAAATTGCTAATCGTGATACACCATTTTATTTTATTGCGGAGGCTTCGCGTCGACGATGACAAATTATAATCCAAACATTGACCCTGCCAATAACGGTACTTTAGTCGGTACGATAGAATTCGCATACCAACAAATGATTAAAAACACTGATGGGATGCTTCCTGCCACTGTTATTAGTTATGACCGAACCACTAACCGGGTCATGGTTCAATTATTGATTACATTGGTTACTACTGATGGAACGCAAGTGCCTAGGCCAACAGTTGCAAGCTTGCCTGTTTTAGTTTTGGGCGGAGGTGGGTTTACCTTGTCATTTCCACTCAATGAAGGTGATTTAGGATGGGTCATGGCTAATGACCGTGATATCAGTTTATTTTTACAGACGTATGCACAAGCACAACCAAACACCGGTCGAGTTAAGAATTTCAGCGATGGATTATTTATTCCTGACATTATGAAAACTTACAATGTAACTGAAGCAAATAATGGATATGTCACATTAGCAAATAAAAATGGTTTGGCGTCAATATCAATCGGTGTAAATCCAACAAGCATGTTAAATGAAGTCAACATCAAAGCAGATGTTATAAATTTAATACCTAACGCCACGCTTGGTTTTGTAAATATTTATGGACAATTAGCTGTAACCGGGCCAATTGGTGCAACTATTCCTCCCGTTCCTCCTGTTCCTTTTCCTCCGGGGTAATTTATGCCAACTTTAACACTTGCTGCAAATGTAAACGGCACAATATCAGGTGTCGCATACAATGATTTATATCTTGATTCGATGGGTAATATTGCCGTTAGCCGTGATCAGCAAGCATTGCTGGAAGAATGTTCACAAGCAACTAAAACACAATTGGGTGAAATGGTATTAAATACTGATATCGGTATCCCTTATGCCAACACTTTGTGGCTTGGTGTACCAAATGAGCAACAGTTTATATCAGCTATTACAAATGCCCTGCTATCTGTTCAAGGAGTTCTGGAAGTAGTATCCTTGATTACATCTCAAGGTGGAACTTTGGCTGCTGATAATTACAATTTTAACGCTGTAATTCGGACTATTTACGGTACAGGAGTATTGAACGGTGGCTGATGCAATTTACACATATACAAACTCCACAGGCGTTATCACCACTGCTGATGCTGCTACGATTCAAAACGTAGTTGTAACCGAATATCAAACAGTATTTGGAACTGATTTAGTAGCTCCAGATGTTGATAATCTGCAAGGTTCATCAACACCTCAAGGCATATTAATCAATGCCGAGGCTCAATCACGCATCGCTTTAGCAGATAATAATGCGGCTATCGCTAATCAAATAAACCCCAATGTTTCAGGCGGTATTTTTCTTGATGCTTTGTTGGCTTTGACTGGTGCTGCACGCAATCCAGCTACACAAACTACGGTTTATGCATCATTAACCGGCACAGCTAATACGGTTATCCCAGCTGGGTCTTTAGCATCTGAAACTGCATCTGGTAATGCATATCAATATTATTTGGTGTCGGCGACAACTTTGGATAGTGATGGTAACGCTACGGATGTTCAATTTAATTCTGTGTTGTATGGTGCTATTCCATGTAATGAAAATACTCTAACTACGATTATCAGCAATATTATTGGATGGGATTCTGTTGGGGATAATACAGCTCCAGATCCCATCGGCCAAGTAGTCCAATCTGATGCAAGCGCACGTAATGATCGTTTGGTTGAATTGGGTATTCAGGGTAATTCGTTAGCAGGTGCAATCATTGGGGCTGTTAATCTTGTTTTAGGAACATTAGGAAGCATTAGATTTTTAGAAAACTTCTTCTCAACAAGCCAAACCATTGACGGTGTCTTAATGGTTGCTCATTCCATTTATATTTCAGTGTTCACTCCGAATTCAACTTATACTGGAGATATTGCACAATTCAGTCGTTTATCATTGTTGGGTACAAATTCCACGGCAACCGTGACATTTACAGGCACAAATACTACAGTAATTCCTGCTGGATTTTTAGTCTACGAAACGACATCAGGATATAATAATCAATTTTATACGAATACTTCTGCAACCATTCCAAGTGGACTGACTATTGATGTTCCTGTTACGGCTGTTAGTACAGGAGTAGTGAGCGCTCCAATTGGTTCCATCACCTGTATTGTGACTCCATTATCAGGCGTTTCATCAGTAACTAATGCTGCCGCAGCAACTAATGGAACACAATCATTAATTGCATATCAAATCGTATCTAAAAAGAGTGCAGGTGCAGCATATAATAATGCATCGGCATTTACACAGGTAGGTACATTAAATTCAACGACAACAATTTCAGGGTTAACTACTTCGGTTATGTCTGTTGGAATGTCTGTTTCAGGACTTAATATTCCAACAGGAGCTGTGATTTTATCCATTACAAATTCAACGACTATCGTTATATCTATTGCAGCAACAGCAACAGGCAGTTATTTATTGAAGTTTGGGTTAGGTGTTCCGCAGCAAGCCATGGTTATTGTGCCTTATAGTAATCAACAAATGATAGTATTGTTTGATACCGCCAATCCAATACGGATATTAGTATCACTAACTGTAACAGTCGTAACACCACTTTCAGATCCGACAACTGCAATTAGAGGCGCAATAACTACTTATGCAGATGGTGGGATAACCGGAATTCCAGGTCTTGTTGTTGGACAAGCAGTATCAGCATTTGAATTGGCGGGTGCTGTTACAAGTCAATTTCCCGGTGTTTTTGTGCATAGTTGTTTAATATCAATATCCCCGACATCCCCAACATCTAGCGTTGAAATACCTATATCCATTTATCAAATAGCAACTATTGCAGCCACGACTGATTCAGATATTTCGGTGACTTTTGTATGAATGTTCAAGGGTTTGATTTTACTGTTGACGTATTGCAGTCCATTTTATGGCAATATAACCACGCTACAAATTTATTATCATTAGTTGATAATAAGCAGACATGGTTAAACGAAAATCAAACTAATTTTTGGTTTAATGAAAATGCATCTAGTGATACTACAGGAAATGGCTGGTATCAAAATGTATTTAATTTGCTTACAGCAAACACATTCGGGCTAGCAGTGTGGTCAATTTTATTGGATATACCTCTATTTGTTACGACTCCTCAAATACCAAATAGCCAAATATGGGGATTTAATGCTTACACTGATGATACCGATACAGCATTAATCAATAATTATTTTAACTTTGGCAATACATCAGAAACAGTCAGTAACTTTTCTAACTTAAATACTACGATCACATTAAGCAACGAAGAACAAAGATTTTTATTAAGATTGCGTTATTATCAACTGGTGACTCGTGGGCAGATTTTATCGCCACAAGCTTTAGAATCCGAATCAAATACCAATCCAACTCCATACGATATAAATTCATTTTTGAATTATTTATGTGAAACATCTGATATTGATTATCCGGGTGAAATTTACATTCTTGATAATTTAGATATGACAATAACCTATGTTTTTACCAGCGCAAGTTTTTCAGTCGCATTATTACAAGCTATTATCAATCTTGATTTATTTCCAAGACCTGCCGGAGTATTATTAAATACAGCGGTTGTGATAGGTGGTAATTTCTTATTTTTGAACGAAAATGTATTCACATTATTAAACGGTAATCCATTGGCTGTGCTTTAAGGATAAACAATGTCAGATACTATTTTAACAGTTTTTACCTCCAATCCTGCATCGAGTATGCAGATTACCGACTTATTATATTTAGGTCGTTACCCATACGATTCAACAGATGATTTTGCTATCACGTGGCAAAATATGATGGCGAGCATTACCGAATTAGGAACAATATCTGCTGGTATATGGAATGGTGATTTCATATTGCCAGAGTTTGGCGGTACAGGCGTTGATAATGGTTCAAACACATTAACTCTAGCAGGTAATTTAACAACATCCGGTGGCTTTGCATCTACATTTACTATGACAGGTGCGACAAATGTAACTTTTCCGACTAGCGGCACATTGTCTACTACTGAAGGAACGGTTACAAGTGTATCTGGAACATCTGGATTCATAACCTCAACCGGTGGAAATACGCCAGTTATTGATATTGATGCAACGTATGTTGGACAAACTTCACTAACCACCTTGGGTACGATTAGTACAGGTTTATGGCAAGGAACATTGATTGGTTCTACGTATGGCGGTACTGGAGTAGATAACGGATCCAACACTTTAACACTTGCTGGAAATCTATCGACGTCAGGTGCTTTTGCTTCTACATTTACAATGACTGCTGCAACGAGTGTGACATTTCCAACTAGCGGAACATTAGCCACAGTAGCAGGTACTGTATCGTCCATCACTGGTACCTCAAACGAAATCACGGCCAGCGCGTCCACTGGTGCGGTAACGCTATCCATACCTAACAATCCTGTATTGCCCGGCACTGGTGGTGTGCAAGTGCCAAGTGGAACCACTGCACAGCGCGCTGGGTCTGCCGGTACGATTCGACTAAATACACAAACTTCACTGTTTGAATCTACAGTCGACGGGTCAACGTGGGCTACGATAGAAACTAGCGCAGTCGGAGTCACTTCTGTAGCCGGAACCGCTAACGAAATTTTAGTCAATGGGACGACGGGAAGTGGACAAACTGGCGCGCTTACGCTTACTTTGCCTCAAGCTATTGGTACTTCGAACACACCAATATTTGCTGGATTAAATGATACGAATAATTTGCCAATATTATCTTTTACTACAGCTGCATCAGCTACAGATTATTTTAATATAGTAAATGGAATTGCAAACAAATCATCTATATCAGTTGTGAGTTCAAATACAAATGCCAGCTTTTCGTTAATAGCAAAAGGTACAGGTGGTGTTGTAATTGGATCTTTGGGTGCAACAACAACACCATTAGCATTGCAAGTAGGTTCAAATGACATTGGATTTTCTGTACCTACATTAACAACTAACCGAGTGTATACATTCCCGGATATAAGTGGAACTATTGTACTCAACTCAACGGGAATAAAAGCACCAACAATACAAAAATTTACCTCTGGATCGGGAACCTATACAACGCCTGCTGGTGTTTTATATATTAATACCAAGATGGTTGGTGCTGGTGGGGGTGGCTCAGGAGGAGGAACATCTGGGCAAGGAACAGGTGGAACTGGCGGAAATACAACATTCGGAACAAGTTTATTAGTTGCGAATGGTGCATCTGGAGGGGTTGGAGGAGGAGCAGGCGGGGTGGGTGGAACAGCTTCACTTGGTTCCGGTCCAATTGGCACTGCAATCCAAGGAGCAACAGGACAAGGAGCAGGTGTTCAAGGAGTCGTAAGCACATATGAAGGGGCTGGAGCAGCCGGCGCTAGCTCTCCTTTTGGTGGTGCCGGAAGTGGCACGAATCAGGGTGGAAGCGGAAATGCAGGTGGGGCTGCTATTGCAAATAGTGGATCCGGCGGCGGTGGTTCCTCGGTAACCAATTCAGCAAATAATGCTTCTGGAGCAGGAGGAGGCGCAGGTGGATATATCGATGCATTAATATCCAGCCCACTATCCACTTACTCATATGCAGTAGGTGCAGGCGGAACAGCGGGTACAGCTGGTGCTTCTGGTTCAGCAGGAGGCGCAGGCGGCTCAGGATATATTATCATCACGGAATATTATCAGTGACATACTCATACCAATATTAAGGATATAATTTATGACAGTGCCAATATATTACACCTATCCGTTTGCAATTGATGGCGATAGGGATAGCATCAATCCACAAAATAGCAATCCTAATTTAATATCCTATCAAAATGGATGGGTTGCATCTTATCAAGCTAATTTAGCCGATCCAGATTCAGGTGCACAACCTATCAATCGTCAGCAAACGAATCAAATGTTTTATGATGCAACATTAAATATTCAACAATATCAGCAACAAGGTACTCCAAATTGGTATTCCGCTGATGCTAATTCAGCTTCAATTCCATATCCATTATATGCTCGTGTTTTATACACTGATAATAATGTATATGAATCACAAACAGGTGCGAATACAGCCACACCGGGAGTAGATAGTTCATGGCTTCGTGTCAGTGGTTCGACAGTTATGCCTGGTACGATTATTGATTGGGCTGGAAGTACTGTACCTGCTGGATATTTGAATTGCGATGGTTCACAAGTCAGTCAGACTACTTATTCAGCATTGTTTGCGGCCATTGGTACCACATGGAATATTGGTTCGCCAAGTTCTGGTAATTTCTTTTTGCCAGATTTACGTAGTTATGTTACCGCTGGTTCTGGAGTTACATTAGCACCATTAGCTGATGGAAATGTGGGGACAAGAGGCGGTTTGGCTACTACAACCGAATTGGTAAGTCATACTCATACCGCAACTATTAAAGGACAAAATACGGCTGGAAGCGGAGATGGTGGAGGGTTATATACAACTAATACATCTTCTCCTTCATTAACGGGTACAGTAGTCATCTCATCTCAAGGAACTGGATCTTCAGCTACGATTGTTCAGCCAACAGCTGTAGTCATGAAATTGATTAAATTCTAAGGACAACATGAACATAGTTTTAAGAAAAGTTGATGAACTAATCAGATATGAAAAAAATGCACGAGTGCATTCTTTAGCGCAAATTCATCAAATTGCAGAATCAATCAAAAACTTTGGATTTAACGATCCAATTGAAATCGGTAAAGATAATATTCTAATCAGTGGTCATGCACGATTGGAAGCTGCCAATAAATTAGGCATGAAAGAAGTCCCAACGATTACGCACGATCACATGACCAAAACACAGCGGAAAGGTTATGTGTTGGCTGCGAATCGCATTGCAATGTCATCGACTTGGGATAATGAGTTATTAAAACTTGAATTTGAAGAATTACAGGATGATGACTTTGATTTGACTTTAACTGGATTTGAACAGGATGAGATTGATTTATTGCTTAATCCTGAAGAGTTGAATGATGGATTGGTTGATGCAGATGAATGTGGGGAGATTGATGAAGAGAATGTTGTTAGTAAATTAGGTGATGTTTGGATTTTAGGAAATCACCGTTTGATGTGCGGTGATTCAACAATGGTTGATAATGTTGACAAGGTTATGTCCGGTCAATCACCTAACATGATGATCACCGATCCTCCATATGGTGTGAAATTAGATATGTCATGGAGGGACAAAGCCAAACCTGACGGAACTAAAAATAATAAAAATATTGTTTTGAACGATGATATTGCAGATTGGTATGATACTTATGTTTTATTTAAAGGAAACATAGCTTACGTTTGGCATGCACCATCATTTACAGACGTTGTCATGGATGGATTAAGACGATCAGGATTTGATGTAAAACAACAAATAATATGGAATAAATCAGCACTGGTAATGGGTCGATCAAATTATCATTGGAAACATGAACCATGCTGGTATGCGGTTAGAAAAGGAGCGACTTCCAACTGGAAATCAGATAGAAAGCAAACAACCGTTTGGGATATATCAGCACCGAATGCAAGCAGTGGTTCAAAATCAAATGATGATAAAACTATTCATCCAACACAAAAACCTATTGAAGTTTATACTCGATCGATTGATCATCATACAAATCCAGGTGAATATATTTATGATCCATTCGGAGGATCGGGAACTTTAGTGATCGCGTGTGAAAAAACAGGTCGCCGAGCATTATCAATCGAGCTTCATCCAAAATATGTGGATGTCATCGTAAGACGCTGGCAAAAATTCACAGGTAAAAAAGCAATTCACGAAGAAACAGGAGTAGAATTCAATGGCTAATTCAGCTGAATATGAAAAAAAACATCCATCCAAACGATATGGCAGAGAACGCACATTCGAAATAACAGACGAAGTATTAAAAACCGTAGAAGTGCTGGGCGGTCGTGGTTTAACAGTAAAACAAATTTGCGATTATTTTGGTACCAATGATTGCACATGGTATCAACGTTGCTCTGAATTCCCAGAATTGAAAGTAGCATTTAAAATGGGAAAATCGAAGCAAATTGCACATGTCTCTGGTAAACTGATTGAACAAATCAATGACGGAAGCACACAAGCCACAATATTCTATTTAAAAACTCAAGCTGGCTGGAAAGAAGAAGCTGAGGAAGAAGCACAGGAACAAGGAAAGCCCAGTGTGACGTTTAATGTTAACGATCCCATCGAGGCTGTTAAGATATATCAACAATTCGTGCGAGGAACAAGCCGTGAGTGATTATGTCACCGCCTCAAATGGCGTCCAATTAGAATTAAATGCTCTTGCTAAAACATTAACCTATTCTGGCGGTTTAGTTACCACGCAAACTGTAGTTTTTTCCGGAAAAACTTATGTGCAAACCTATACCAATAATGGCACGCAAATAACAGGCGTTAGCCAGTGGGTGGTGCAATGATTGATTTAGGTGAATTGATTGTTGATTTAAGCATTCTTGGCGTTGCAATGGGTCAAGGCGGCAGTGATGTGTCTTCAATACTTGGCACAGCAAACCAAATTGCAGCGTCATCTCCCACTGGAACAGTTACCTTATCATTAGTCAGTAATCCTATATTGCCGGGAACAGGTGGTGTAACGTTGCCTGGTGGTACTACTGCTCAGCGTGCTGGTGGAGCAGGAACGATCAGATTAAATTCCCAAACCAATGTTTTTGAAAGCACAGTTGATGGAACTAACTGGGCCACGATTGAGACCTCAGTAACTGGTGTTACCAGCGTATCCGGAACATTAAATAGAATTACTTCCACGGGTGGAACTACCCCAGTTATAGATATATCTGCAAGTTATGTCGGTCAATCATCGATCACAACTTTGGGAACCATTTCTACCGGAATATGGAATGGTACTCTAATCGGTAGTACATTCGGTGGCACAGGGGTTGATAATGGTTCCAGCACGCTGACACTCGCAGGTAATCTCGCTACCTCGGGTGCTTTTGCTTCTACATTTACAATGACTGCTGCAACAAATGTTACGTTCCCGACATCTGGTACATTATTAACATCATCTGGAGCAGTAACATCGATCACAGGAACCACCAGTCAGATCATAGCGTCTTCTGCTACAGGAGACGTGACATTAAGTTTACCTCAATCTATAGCCACAACAAGTTCTGTACAATTTGCTACCATTCAAGTGCCCGAAGTATTAGATGCAAATGGAAAAGAGGTTTTCAGTTTTGTATCTACAGCTAATGCCGTGAACTTTTTGTCTGTCGCTAACAACATCACGGGCAATACCCCAATACTTCGGGCATTAGGAACTGACTCAAATATATCGATGGCTCTGTTAATGAAGGGTAATGGGCAATTATTCATCGAAACCGCTGCTCTAACAACGCCACTGACTATATTATCTGGGACCAGCTCTCAGCACATCACTAATTTCTTATTTGCAAATACATCTGCGACTGATAGTTATACTTTCCCAGATGTTAGTGGGACTATGACGGTATTAGGCAACACAGCAACAGGTACAGGTTCAGTAGTTTTAGCGAACACACCAACTTTAATTACTCCAGTTTTGGGCGCTGCAACAGGAACAAGTATAGTCCTGTCGGGTAATGATTCAGCTAACAATTTCTTCCCGGGATACAATACATTTACAACATCTCAAACACTAACAATCAACTCACCTTATTCCCTTTACATGACAGGATCTACTTCGGGTCAGTCGTTCACAATGCCAGTGGTTACTACATTCTCACAATTAGGCGCACCGTACATGTTCATGAATAACTCAACACAAAGTTGGGCTATTAATTCGAGCGGTGGAAATTTAATTGTGAATTTACCTTCCAACTCGATGGTTATATTACAGTGTGTGTTACTCACCGGTACAACAGCTGCAAGTTGGAATGTGATGCCTATTACCTATGTGACTGTTCCAATTTCAGCGGGAGGAACAGGACAAACAACAGCAAGCGCAGCTATTACTGCACTCGGTGGTGTGGGTCTAGCATCAGTCAATACATACACTGCTGCACAACAATTCGCATTTAATACTTTAACGTTTGCCAGTACTGTGGCTATTAATCTTTCACTGGCCAACAACTATTACTTAACGCTTACAGGCAATGCAACGCTTGGAGTTCCCACTAATCCCGTGGCAGGTCAATCGGGTGTAATCAATGTCAGACAAGACATCACTGGGTCACGAACATTGGCTTATTCGTGGCCATATCAGTTCGTTGGAGGGGTTGCTCCTACATTATCAACAGGAAAGCTGGTTTTCGATCAGCTGATGTACATGGTAAATAACTATTCCACATCAACCGTAACAGTAACTATTGCTACACCTGCTGTAATGACATGGACATCACATGGTCTTGTATCAGGACAACGAATTCAGCTTGCAACAACAGGGGCTTTGCCAACGGGATTGACGGCAGCTACAACGTATTGGGTGACAGTAATTGACGCGAATACGTTCAATCTATCTACATCTTTAGCCAATGCTCAAAGCGCGACTTTCATTGCAACATCCGGATCGCAATCAGGCACACAAACAGCAACTAACTTTAGCATCACTCTGACAATCAACCCAGCGGTGGCGTAATATGTTAACGGCAACAATGCAACAAGATACATCGTCACAATCGACATGGCTGACGACCAATGCGGGGTCAGCGAGTACAACCATTGTTGTACCAACGAGTTCGACTGGAACTTATGGTTGTACCGTTGATTGGGGAGATGGCACTACTAGTAACATTAGTACATTTAGCGACGCTGCTTGGACTCATGTTTATGGCTCAAGCGGAACATATACTGTTAAAATTTACGGAACCTTTAACGGTATTTTTTTCGACAACACTGGTGATAAATTAAAGATATTAACCATCACAAAATGGGGATGCAATTTTAGATTAGGGACAAACCAAGGATTGTATTACGATGGATGTACAAATCTAACGATATCAGCTACTGACGCACTGATTTTGAACGGTACGACATCTTTAGCATCTGCATTTCAGACCTGCACATCTATTGCGACGATACCGAACATCAACTCTTGGGACGTCTCACAAGTAACAAGTCTAGCAAGTACGTTTAGCGGATGTTCTTTATTTAATCAATCGATTAATTCGTGGAATGTTGCCAATGTTACATTAATGAGCTCATTGTTTAGTAATGCAACACTATATAATCAGTCTATGAGTTCGTGGAATGTTTCGAATGTCACGACGATGAATTCCATGTTTCGGGGCACAACTTACACTCAATCATTGAATGCTTGGAATATTGCGAACGTTACAAATTTAGGATCTATTTTTTCCAGAAGTTCAACCGGTGCAGGCGCAAACCCTCCGTGCGGTAGCTGGGTAACAAGCTCCGTAACAGTAATGTCGTCACTTGCCAGCGATAATACATCATTCAATCAAAATATTGGTGGGTGGAACACAGCAAATGTAACGACCTTCGCAAGCGCGTTCCTAAGTGCATCGTCATTTAACCAAGCACTCGCATGGAATACTGCAAAAGTTACCAATATGAGCTCTATGTTTAACGGAGCGACGGCATTTAACCAAGATGTGAGCGCATGGAGTATTGCAGCGCTCACAAACGCTACGACAATGTTCACGAGTTCAGGATTTAGCATGACCAATTACAATCTGCTGTTGAGCAACACCGCTGGATGGCCATCTCAAGCGACGATTCAAACAGGCGTTGTATTCAGCGCAGGTTCAGCACATTATGGTGGCGCATCGGCTATTGCCGGTCGAGCTATATTGACCGGGACTTTCGCTTGGTCAATTACTGACGGCGGAACACCGTAATTATTTAACATAACTTAGGAAATAAAATGACATTAATTAGCAAAACAGAGCAAACAGTCGGTGAATCAAGGTTGACAGTAGGCGTCAATGATGATGATTTACAAGCAGGTTATAATAATACCTCGAATTCTACGCATGCAGCAGGGGGGTTTTTATCATTTCCGTCAAGCGCAAGTTTGGGATCGATGAAATGGTTTTCGAGCAATCAGGGTGGTAACTTTGCATCTACAGTGACCAATGCTACGTTTGGCCAAGCTACTGCATTGACCTATCCTGATCCGGGCGCATCTTCTGCAAATATTATTTTAAGTGTTGTGGGTGGATTCAATAAATACGGTGTAACCAATATCACAGCAGGAACAACGCAAACTCAAGCTGGTGCAACTGCGATCACTTCAGGTATTGTAGTGGTTACCACAGGCAATGCAGGCGATGGTATTATACTTCCCGCATTATCAACGGCTTTGATCGGATTGCGTGTTCAAGTAATCAATTCTAGTGCGGCTGCTGGTGTTATTTATGCTACTGGGACAACAAATACAAATACAATTAATGGCACGGCAGGAGCCACGGGTGTTGCTTATGCAGCTTCTAAAACTTTGTTTTTAGTTGCTATCAGCGCTACAGCGTGGGTTTCAACATTGAGCAACTAATGCTATATTAATCTGGCCAGTTTACTGGCCTTTGTAATTATAAATGGAGCAAATAAATGTTAGCAAAAATTGAAGAAAAAATTAAAGGTGTAGAACAACAAGTCGCTCAAGCCTTAGCCCAGCATACATTTTTGTCAGGTGCTTTAACAGCACTGAAAGAAGCATTAACGCTAGGCGAAGCAATTTCCCCTGCAAGCCCTGTCGTTGCTGGAATTGAAGAAGCTGTTAATGTTGGAGATGAAGTTATATCTGCATTGGATGAATTAGATCCTGCTTCACCTGCAACTGACGCTTCAACCGAACAACCTGCACCTGTGGCAGCTAGTTAATGCGGTTTTTAATCCGAATTATTGCAGTCTGCGCCGTATTGGTGGGACTGCTATGGTTTGAATGGCTTTATGATTCTGATATTTTTATGGATACACCAAAAACCGTTGTTTATGCATCTGAAAATGATGATGAAAGTGTTGATGAAGATAATGCCGTTTCAGCCATGCAGGAGGAATTCCAATGATTTTGAATGACGAAATGTTGAAACAAAGAATAATACTTCATGAGGGTTTGGAAACGACATTATATAAAGATTCCTTGGGTAATTTTACCATTGGAGTTGGTCATTTACTTGAGCCATCCAAAGGTGGAAAATTATCAGTTAATGCTTGCTTATATATTCTAGGTGAAGACATGGCAAATGCTCACGTTGAATTAATGCCTTATCATTGGTACACGAAATTGGATAATGTTCGTGCCGGCATGTTGGTGGAAATGTGTTTTAATATTGGTCTTCATGGTGTTCTAGAATTCCATGACATGATTCAATCTATCGAAAATAGTGATTATGCTAAAGCTGCGCAAGACTTTTTGAATAGTGCGGAGGCTCGTGAAATCCATGCTGAACGTGCTGATGATATGGCTTATCGTTTAGAACATGGTGCTTACAAAGCGTGATTGGTAATGAAGATGTCATGCAAATGTTAACCGTTAATTGGTTACGGCAATGCACTGACTTACCTTTCTGGCATACAGCGAACGAACGTCAAACTAGTGCTCAACATGGTTTGAAGCTTAAAAAAATGGGTGTATTGTCAGGAGTTAGTGATCTTATATTTCCACGTGGAAATTCAACGTTTAAAGGATTAGTTTTAGAATTAAAGGTCAAACCAAATAAACCAACGAAATCTCAAATTCAATTTCAAGAAATGATGATCGAAGAAGGTTATGCATGTTTTATTTGCTATTCATATGATGAAGCCATTCAAGTAATAAAAGCCTTTTATTCATCTACTGATACTAAATTCAAAGAATAGTTAAAGTATATTTTAATTAAAAATCTTTTTTGATATTTTCCATTTATTAAAATCATCTTTATAAACTATAAGTTGATATGGCGTTTTCAGGGTAGGATGTTGTAACATTTTTTTCATTAAATTCACATTATGCATGTAAGGATACCAGTGTCCGGGATTCAGGCAATGCATTTTAATAAACGAATGTTTAAATATTTTCTTTCCTAATTCACTTCGAAGTGAAAAATTTTCATATGCATCTGTATAACCGCATTTATATTGAACGTTTACAGTGGGGAACGATCCTGAACTAACTGATACCCAGTAATTAGCTTGAATTACATTTAACGTATGTTTATCAGGTTTTTTTCGTTTTAATTTTGCGTTTGGATCGATAAGTTCGACTTGGCAAGATCTACACTGACGGGCTGTAATGTCGTTCTTTGTTGAGCATGAAGCGCACTCTTTAAACTGGAAATAATAGGTGCATCTAGTGTTGTCCGGTAGGTTTCCCACACATCGGCGACTATGAATAGTATTAAGACTATTGCAGGTAAAGCACGGAATACAATAATCAGGATCGTCTTTGTTTTTAGGGCGCAAAGCTTCATTGATAATTGGATCATCAATATCCCCATGGCGCTGTAGGTTACCTGCCCAGTCAAGTATCAAAGCGCTTTCCTTGCCGTGATGCAATCTAAGTACTCGACCTATTGCTTGGGTGTAGAGCACAAGGGACTCTGTGGGTCTCAGAAATGCGGATATATCGAACGAAGTGATATCAATCCCGACAGTTAGTACATTGACATTAATCAAGTATTTTATAATCCCATCACGCGCGTCTTGAAGTATTTTTGTCCTTTCATGATGGGGTGTATCGCCTGTAACGACAGCCCACTGGCCATCAGGAAGGCTACGGGCACATTCGTAGCAGTGTTTTTTTGTGGATGCAAACACGAAGGCGCCTGTACGTCCGTTTTCAACGACTGATACAAGTTCTCGCATAATTTCACCCGTCAATCTTTCGTTTTTAGACAATGCTGCCTCAATATCTTTGTTCTTAAACTTTCCAAAGGAGTCGACTTTGCATTCACTAAAATCTATGGAATCTGCATTTGTTAGCCCAAATATAGGATTGGTTAGGTAACCTTTACTAATTAACCATGAAGTAGATATCGAGCAAAGCTTAGATTTAAACATCATGTTTGACCCAATTATTGATTCAGCCTTGTTCCTATAGCAAGTTCCGCTTAATCCAATAATTCTAAAATTATATTGTTCTTGTTGTGCTAGCATGGAATAGTGGTTGATAATTCTCATATACATTGAGCTTGAATCTCGGAAGTTAATATTATGACATTCATCAATAATTATAATTCGAAACTTTTTTGTGCTGACGTCCTTTTTGCGTTTGATATCTTGGCAAATGGAGTTTGGGGAAGCGAATGTTACGAGGTATTTAGTTTCCTTGGTATTGAGGGAGGCTACATACAAACCGCAATTTCCACCTTGGAGCTTATACGCCTCGGCGTTTTGCTGTATCAGCGTACTATTGAATGTTAAGCATAATGCGTCATAGCCAGCGCGCTCCATGACAAGAAGAACGCTCGCCAAAATTAATGATTTGCCTGATCCAACTGAGGCATCAATTAGGATTGGATCTGACGATGATTTTAATTCTTTTAGAATATCATCAACTATTCTTTGTTGATAATCCCTAAGAATTTTCATTAAAATCATCTAAATATTTGGCTGCTTTTTTAAGCAGAGTGGATGATTCTTTAAATCTACCCAGCCCATTATTGCAATGAGTACATAAGAGCCCTCTTATTTTTGTTTCTCCAGTTTCTAATTGTATTTTGTGACAATGATCAGCCGCCAAACTTCTAACCTTTCCTTTGTCAACCATAGTTTCTGGAAGGTTGCATATTGCACACAAACCTTTTTGATTTTCCCATAATTTATTGTATTCAATTCGGGTTAATTTAAATTTTCTTGAAATACTAGTTGTTTCTTCATATTTATGATATTGAATTCGACGGCATATTGAACATCTTGGATTTAAAGATTTTAATTCTGAATTTGTAAACTCTTTCATTTCCTTTGTTATTTTACATGTTGAACACCTTAAAGGTATATTTTCTTCCAATCTTTTATTTAGCCTTTCTTCATTATATAAACTTATTCGTTTTGAATCCGTACAATCTATACAATGAATTTTTGGATATCTTATTCCATGATCAAGATAATGAGTTATTAATATTTTTTCATTGCCAATATTCCCATGGATATCACATTTTAATAAAAAATATCCATCTTTATGTTCTTTTAAATACCTTTCCCAATCTAATTTATGTTGATTCGTTCTAATTTGACTGTGATAGCATTCCGTGCAATATAATAAATACAAAGGATGCTGAATCGAATTATAAGATTTAAAAAAATCTTGGATCTTCTTTTCTATATGGCAACCTTTGCAGATCTTAAATAAAGGACTATGGATCGGATTTTTTATTAGTCTATCCTCTAAAGTTTGTTTAACGTTACATGCTTTACATATATTTAAGTAGCCAGACTTTACTTTTTTGCTTTTCTTGAAAAGGTATATTTGCTTTTTTTCTATACAATGACTGCAAGTTCTAAATTCTGTCATAACCCCTCCATCAAGGCATCAAATAGGATCCAAGTCAACGCTTGATGAGAGCGTGTTCAGCCGCCGCCTAGACTTGGATAAACATTATATCATCAATCAATCGGATAATCCGGCAATTCTTGCCAATGGGTTATATCAACCAAATCATTTAAAGTATCTGAACCATAAAAAAGATGGGTAGCAACCCATTCACTACCAACTCTATATCCAATCATATGAGATCTAGGAAATGGATTTTCTGCATCTTTTGCCATAAATAATACTTTTTGATATTTTTCAGGCTGTCTTTCTGAGCATTTAATCCACATTTTTCAAAAACTCCATATCAATTTTATGTTCAACCATCCAGTGATCAACAAAACTACAAGTCTGTTTTAAGTCAATGCAAGGATGGACATTGAATAAAGCAGTTCTTAAATCATTATGAACTACAGATTTATAGAATGAGCCAGGATTTATTCCATGATAAAAATAATTGTTTAAAATATCGTGCAAATCTGCATCAATACCTATTCTAATATCCATAATTTACCTCAAAAATCTTCGTATGTATCAGGAACTACCATATTCATGAATTCAAAGTTTTCAATAACATCAACTATATCTGCCGATAGATTGTTAACGATAAATTCAATGTCAGTCCCTGATAAATTAAATCCTACAATGTTGCTCTTAATGACCGCTTGCAAATGAACAAAACGATCATCTTTACTTAAATTTGTCATTATAATTCCTTTTATTATTGATTAATATTAGAACGGTATCCCGCTGTCATCGTCTGGAAGTCCTGATAATCCAGAATTACGATTCAATGCGCTATCATGCGATGAACTGGGTGCATGTGATGTAACAACAACCATTTGTCCGGTTTCTGTAGGAACCGATCCAGATTTGTAAACCTCCGATACGCGATTACCTTCCAACAATTTACCGTCTTTAGCGACGGTGTCCCATTGAACGATTTTAACTGACGCCATTTTTCCTATCATGGGCATAAGATCGCTATCAGTTGGAGCGTCATTATGTGCTGGTTTGAAAGAGGATAAATCCATGATCAATTTCATCATATTTAAATTACGATCAATCGTTTCAGTTTTTTGATCGAAAACTTTAAGTTTTAATCCGACTTCACGATTCTTAAAATCACCATCAACCATTTTGAAAGTAACTTCATAATATTTTTCTTCCATTTGGGTATAAGCGTTTAATTTGTTAACCAAACAAAATTTAATAATTTTAGAATTTGCAATTGTTCCATCTGGAATAATAGTAAAATCCTTCAAAAATGCATGTTCAGCATTACCAGTAATAACTTTTCCGCTTCCAGAATTCCAGAACTGTTCCATAATTTAATTCCTCTTAATGTGTAGTAGTTTGTGAAAGTTCGTCATAACCTGATTGGCATGAATAATTTAATTGTGATAATAAATTCATAAAAATTTCTTTTCTTGATGACTGTGAACCGTTTTCAATAAACAAATCAGTTAATATCAATAAATGACCATGACACAATGCTGATAAAAGTGGCATAATTATCTCGTAAACATCTTTTAAACTGCTATGATCGTCGTGTAAATTTATAATTGTGTTTCTAATTAAATCATCAACAGACAAGAATAATTTTTTTGCTAACTCTTCCATTGGATCCATTTTAATAAGCCTCTATATGTTTTGAAATTTCAAATAAATCGTTAGGAATATACAAATCTTCATGCAAGCCATAAGGGGTTTTGCTTAAATGAGTGCCGTCATGATTAGTTAGAAAAACATATTTATTGTCGTAAAATAAAGCATAGTAAACAAAACTGAATTTACCTTCAATGCATACATATTGATCAACCATCTTTCCAATAGTGCGAGGCTTATAAAATCCATTTTGGTCAGCTTCGGTATGCATCATAACAAAACAAAATAAATCATCACGCAATAAACTAACAATATCCAAAATGTCAAAAGCATCTTTTCCTATGGTGACAAATTTATCATAGCCCTTTTCGCTAGCTTTACGCATAAATGAATTTGTTAACGTGTAACCGAAATCATCTATAACCAAATATTTAATATCCAAACGTTTTGTATTGATCAATTTAATAACACGCATAATAGCCATATGATCGTCACTAGCATAATAATTACCAGTTAAACCATCAGGCGTTAATTGAGTGTAAGAAACTTTTGCTCCACGAAAAGGCAACGGCTTTCCAATTACATTTATAATGAAAGTTTGTTCTGAAGGTAAATTGCGAATAGACGTACTTTTACCTGCACCACTTTGACCCAAAACTAACACAGCATTACTCATTTTTTAGCATCCATCTTCAACATATAAAGCGGGAACATTATCATGTTCAACAATTATAGAATCCTTACTGAATGATATCGTCGGAGAGCACGCTGTCAACGCTAAAATCATATACATCGCTATCAACAATCGGTTCATCTTTAACTATCCTTATATGTAATTTTTTGTCAGTTCGTTTAATAAATTTGTTCATAAGTTCAATGTCATCATTACTACCAAACATTTCTAAATTTTTAATTGCCTTCTTATTGATCTCATAACTCGAAACAGGCTTAACAACATCATAACGTGAGTCAATTTTTTTCAATCCAGTCAAATATTCATAAAAAGCATTTTTGTCTAATGTTAAATTAGATCCGGTAGTAATCGTTATTTTATAGTCAAGAAATTCATGAGTGTGAGCACCGTGTTTAGTGTGACACAACATTTCTTTTAATTTTTCCTCGCTACGTTGCTTTTCAATATTGTAATGCGCTATTCGATGAGCACATTCTTCAACATGAAAAATCAAACTTTTAATGGTTTCGGTAGAATCTGACATTTAAACTCCGTTTATTAAAGTAAAAATACATTATGGCATAGTTTGATTAATATAACAACTATGTTAATATACTTTCACATTAAATAATAAGGATAAAAATGACATACGAAGAGGTTCTCGCATACTGTGGCGGAACAGGTTATAAGATTGCACAAACATTAAAGGTATCCATGGCAACCCCATGTCATTGGAAAGCCCAAGGATTCATTCCTATTGTGGCTCAAATGAGGATTGAAAAACTGACGGGTCGCAAGTTAAGAGCTGATTTAAACCACTGTGAGCCTACTAATGACGTTATCGATCAGTGAGCGTGAAGAACTAGAGTTATTGCGTAAATCAGCGCATAGGTGGGTTAGTGACCCGTTAGAACGGGTTTGCTTTGAATTGGAATCAATATTAAACAACCCACATTCAAATCGAATAGATTCTATCTTGCCGACTAATGTGGCGTTTAAATTAATTAATGCTGTTTTGTTGATGAAATCCAAGGGGGATAAATGCGTTTGCGATATTTAATGATGCTTAAGGGGTTTATGAGGGAACTTTGTGTTGCCATTGTAGGTATTATTTTGGGCGTTTCATTTTTATTTATACGATTCGCGCCATTTATATTGTTGGCTTATGTAATCGCGCATTTTGCAAGGAAATGGTGGTGATTTATGACATTAAAAAACACACTTTTTAAACCAGCTAATTACATACATAACAATGGCGATAAAGAATATGTGATCATTATTGGTTATGACAAGAAAGGTAATGCGTGGATAAAATGGAATGATCATTTCATCAATATGGTTCCAGTTACGCGATTAGAGGTTATAGATAATGACTAAATATTACTTATGCGACGATTCATGTGCACCGATGGATATGGATTCATTGAGCATTGAATTCATAGAAAATCATGAATGCCGTGACGATGATTTTACATACGATTCGCCTGAAGATTTAATCGCTACGTTAGAACGTAAAATTAAGGAATTAAGATGGATAATCAAATCATCAATTTAACAGAACTTTATCTGCGTATAATAAAAATTATAGACTGCATTCAGTCAATAAACGAACGAATTGATATATTGCAAGAGTTTTTTGAACAACACGAAGAATCCATTTTAGCATTACAAGATGGGTTATATCCGTTAGAACGTAAGTCAAAAAAACTTTGCGACAACGATATTCATCAATGGGAATACGGTTTATCACACACAAAATGCTCTGTTTGTGATGTGTTTTGTGATTGCGATTTTATTCCAAGCAAAAAAACACATGGGCCATTTGACATCCAAGCATGCAAATATTGTCAGCGTGAAAAGCTAGCTTGACGGCCTGGAATCCTCTTTAGTCTTATCAATGACAGGCTTTGGCGGTTCTTTAGGCTTACAAGCAAAGAACCCATTGGCAATCACTACCGAAACGGCAACAGTGATTTTAACGGCAGGCTTATTGATAAACATCTTAATCCCCTTGTTTGTGGATTAAGTATATTTTACCACATTTACATAAAACAAGGACAATCAGAATGTTTGAACGTTTTAAAAGAAAATCAAAAACTAAATTAACCCTAGTTAAACCACCAAAACCAAAACTAACCTACGATTTAATAAAAGATGAGGTGTTAACCAAAATACGCGCTATTCATCCAAATAAAGATATTAAATACACCTTATCAGAAGATATTTTCATGGTGAAAACATGTGACATCCGCAGAATGATGCCAATCATGGTAATGTACGAAACAAATACAGGATTAATGACCCAATATTCTTTGTTAATATTAATTCCTGACTTGTTGGAACGTTACGAGTTATAAACAATTTATATACAGTTTATTATCTTGATAGACAAATAGATCATGTGTAATATAGCAGGCTAACTAACACCCGCAAAGTGTTAGCCAAGCCTTGGGCGTAGCCCGGAGATCGTATTCACACCCATCATAAGTGGGCGAAATATGTTGATATATTATACGCAGTGCGTTAAAAAGTCAAGTGTTATTTTTAAAAAATTTATGTCATTGTTATGGCAGGGATTTTTATCGATCGTAATTTGTTACAAGGAAACGTTATGAATGAAAAGGGTCATAGGATTTTACAGGTTTGGTGTTTGTTTTTAATGCAACAGAAGTTAACGGATGAAGAGAAAGCTTACCGCATAAGCCGTGCAGTAAGCATTTTATACACACAATATCGAAAGGGATTATAACTATAATGAAAAATAATACAATAGAAAAATTCACAGGTACATTTAACAAAGAAGATACTGGTTGCACCATTTCCGTAAATTCAACCATACAATCCATTACAGATATTAACGTACTTGGCTTATATGCTTATTTATTAAGCAAGCCAAACGATTGGAAAATATACCCTAAAGAAATACAAAAACATTTTAAAATAGGAAAAAATAAAACCTATGCATTATTGAATAAATTAATAGCTTTAAATTTAATAAAACGAGTAGATATTAAACACAAAGGAAAATATGTAGAGTTTATTTATATGCTCTATCTTAAACCATACTGTACTCCTTCACCAGTTCCCTGTTTTCAAGAACTGGAAAATCCAGAACTGGAAAAAGGGGATACATACAAAACAAAGAAGGAACAAAACAAAGAACGTAGTGGTGGGAAAACATCTCCGGCGCATTCGGAGGGGGCGGCGGTGGGCGAAGACCACGCCCCCGGACAACAGCCCTTAAACACCACAACATCAACTGCAAGGTCAACACATCACCACACACTCACTGACTTTAATTTATTTTTGGATAGAGACATTCCTTGTCCTTCAAAACCTACGATACAATCTGAAAAAGTACTTGCTAATGCAAAAGCAGAATTGGCAAAACGTAATTTAACACTTGAGGTTTTTTTGGATTATTTAACAGAAAAGTGTGGGCGTTGGCTTTACGAGCCGTATAATGACAAAGTAAACAGCTTCTATGTGTTATTGAGGCTGAGGAACATTGAAAAGGCATGTGCAGGTGATTTTGAGGATTTTAACTAATGTCGATGGAAACAGAAATAAGAGTTTTATCAACGTTGATTGGAGTCGGAGATCCAAAAGATATTAAAATATTGGAATCAATGCTTCAATTAACAGCAGAATTGTTTAAAGATGAATCATCACGCGGATTGTTTGAATTCATTAAAACATTGTTCGACAAACAAGAGGCATTTGATTTAACAAGATTGTTGGATATTGTTCCAGCAAATCTTTTTGATTGCTTAAAGCAATCAAGCTACTACTGGTCAACATCAACACTGAAAGATGATGTTAAATTTTTAATGGATGTGCGTAAAACCGCTGTAATAGGATGTAAACTGAAAACGATTGCCTATAATTTTGAAAAACAAAAATTACCTTCCGCGGCGTGCAATGCTGCCATAGATGGATGTCTTGATATTGCACAAATGGCTGTTATGAATGACTCTCATGTTTTTACAGCTGAAATGTGCGCAGAAAATTATTATGCTGAAAATAAGAAAAATAATAAATTGATACCCAGTGGCATACAAACGCTTGATAAATTGAATGACGGTGGGTTTAAAGAAAACAGCTTGATTACGATTGCCGGGCGATCTGGGATGGGTAAAACAGGGTTCGCTGTCCATTTAGCACATCATTTAGCAAGCAATCATCCTAATAATCATGTTTTGTTTTACAGTTTAGAAATGTCAGCGGACGATATCTATGAAAAACAATTAGCAACCATAATGGGAAAACAACCTGCAAATGCATTCTCAGGTGAAATAGCCTTAGCAGTCAATCATTCATTAAGAGTACCATTTACGATTGATGTTAAGCCTATGGCCACTATTTCATACATAGAAACGACTGCTCGCATTACAGCAATAAGAAAGCCAATATCAGTTATTGTGGTTGATTACATCGGCATTGTTCAAAATACAAACAAACTGGAAACGCATACGCTAAAACAAGCCGATATTTCATTGCGTTTAGCTGCATTAGCCGCCGAATTAAATTGCATTGTTATTGCATTAACTCAAGTTAATCGCGATCATGCAGGCAGACAGGATAAAGTACCTGTGACTTCTGATGCTGCCGATTCCAGTGGTAGTGAACGTTCATCTAGCTATTGGCTTGGCGTCTATAGACCAGAAGTTGATAATGAATACGAAGGAAAAAATCAATTTGTTGTAAAGTGCAGAAAAAACAGGTTTGGTAAAACATGGTCAGCTATGTTTGCATTTAACAATGCAACTTTTGGTGAAATTAATCAATATGGAATGAATGAACCCGTAAAAAATGAAAAAGGAATATCATCTTTTGTTAGGAATAAACCGATACCGTTTGATTAATACAAAAGCAATTTATTAGCAATATAAATACAATGTGATTAAAATAAGGATATTTATGTTATTTGAGCAACACTGCGATAATTTAGGAATACAATTATTGCGTGAGGATATTGAGTTTATCAAGATTCGATTGAAAAAGGTACCTAATGTTAGCATTAAAACTGTATTATCTCGTTATGCGGATATTTGGGTATTCGAAATGAATACTACACGTGACCTGACAAAGGCACAAAATGCTGGAAGGCGTGCCGCTAATAACTTTCTGAGGGAATTTACACAATGATCGCATTACGTGGTGTGACGAAATGGTTTGATAGCAAACATGGATTTGGATTTATTGATGTAGACGGCGTGGATTACTTTGTTCACTACCGGTCAATCAAGATGGCTGGATATAAAAAACTCGAAGAAGGCCAAGAAGTAGTGTTTATGGGTGAAAAAGGTGACAAAGGATATTTCGCAAGTGAGGTCATAATCGTAAAGCCAGGGGGTTGCAGTTGACCTTGACCCTAGTTAACAAGGGGTTAAGGGGGTAAATATTTTAATGCTGCGTGGTTTTGGTTGTTTTTATACAAAGATACGATTAATAATTATAATTGAAATTTGACGTGTGTATGGCGGTTTTAAAGCGTAATGTGGCTGTAGCTGCATGAAGTAAAAAAACCGTTAACCTGATTATTGGGTTAACGGTTTTCAATTCGATTGCCATTATTTTGATATTGATTAAATTATTTATTCCCTAGTGCCGACATATTTATCACCAAAATGTTCTTGTAGTGATGATCGCAACGTTCCTCTGCTGATTCCTAACACACGCGCGGTTTTGGATTGATTGTATTTACACATCTTCATAGTGGCCTCAAAGGTGATGCGATCTAACTCTTGCCGCAAAGTATTATAGACATTTTCTTCTTTTAGAATTAAAGCTTCTTTAACCATTGACTCAATGATTTCTGATAAATTTTGTTCTCTACTCATCTTTGTACTCTCCGTTTGATATTGTTTCCAATAGTCTTGTAACATTAATAAACATATTTAATCTTTCGCGTTGGTTCATAGTCATCGCGCCGTTATGGTTTATATCATCACTTAAATAATGAAGAGAACCATCTTTAATGCTGAATGTATATCTATTATTCAGCATATCATATATCTGCATTTTTTTTCTCCATGAATTAGCATCATTTAATGATGATTTAAGATCTATTCGTTGTTGAATTTCTTCACGATGTATAGGGATATCTGGAGGAGCATCAGCACCTATTAATACTTGACGACCTTTAACACCTAAGATTTTAAGATATATATTCCCATTTATTACAATACGCTCGCCTATTCTTCTCGTTAAAATTAACACTAACTTCTCCTTGTTTTACGTTTTAAAATTACTATTAACCTTGTTTTAACCTCAATTTGGTTGCTAATGCGTCGGTTATATGTTGAGCAATATATTCCATATCATCAGTGTCGAGTTCGTTCAAACAATCAAGTATCGTGTCCTTTATGCTGAATCCATTGATGATATAATCTGGATTTTTGATAGGGGGTGCTATTGTTGTGCCCGATACATAGATAGGATTTTTGAGTGTGTAATGACATTCATCACAAACCCATTCACCATGACATTTGCAGTAAATACTATGCATAATTTCTTTTTGTTGATTCATCGACACGGGCAATCCTCACAATTTAATCTGTTACATAAATCACATGGTTCATGATCACAATAGTTTTCGATTAAGGATTGGATTTTCATATACAAATTATCATTTTTATTTTTCGATTCTATATTAGGATTAAATTCCCATGAACTGGATTCACTCCATTCTAAAATTATTTATAATTCATCTTTCGTAAAGTCATTCATTGCTTAACCTCACATGCACAATTTTTGGCAGTTAATTAACCAATTATTTGCGAAATTATTACACCATCGTAAATTGTATGAGCTATAAAAACTACTACAAACGTGAACAATAGTCCGCACAGAAACCCTTGAGTATTATGTTCCATTATTCCATTTCCTTTAGTTCGGAGGATTGTTGATTTACTATTTCATTTATAGTTTCAGCAATTTCGTGCCTAAATGATTCCGACTCATTTCTTTGATTTAATCTGGATAGCAGGCAGCTTGAATACTCAATCAACTGCATTATCTGTTTTTCGCTAATTATCATGAGTGCACCGTTCCTTTAATAAATAACTCTATCCACCACCATACGCCGCTTCCAGATAAACAGCACAGTGAATAATATATCCATGGAGCTAGGGTTATGCGTTTATTTTCTCTAATCTTCATCGGTAACATTCTCCACATTTGATGCATTTATATTGAGATGGACAGCTAAGAAAACAGGCGTCTAAATCAGGCTCATGGTCACATTTACCCTGAAAATAATCAGGATCGTCTTTGACTTTTTGGGTGATATCCACACCATCCGCGATAATTTTTACGTCCCAAATTGTTTCATCGTTACATTTAATACATTTCGAAATAAAATACATTCCAGATTGAGATAATGTTTTTTTGTAATCGTGCTGGCATCCGGTTGTTCCGTTAACTAAGGTTATTTTTCCTGACCCTTTAGGCTCAATAGCACCCGGAAAGGGTAGCATGTCATCAGATTCAAATCCTTTTATGTCGCCTTCGAATAGTGGTTGGTATTCTTCACGCTTGCCTAGTTTTGCGCCGGAGACGTTCCAGTATTCATCAGTTACTTTCGTATATTTTATTTTTTCAGTCCATTCATGATCGCAGTAGAAATAATCAGAATAGTGGGTATCCAAAATATCTAATCCACATTTTTTGCATGGATTTTTATTAGATATTGGCTCAAGCATACTTGACCAATATGCAATCTGTGCTTCGATTAGCGCGGCTTTGGTGGGGTAAAGTTTGGACTCACAAATAATTAAACCTTTAATTGAATAACATTGTTCTCCGTTAATATCACAACCTAACTGCTCGCAAATAACATCCTCAAACGGTTGATGATTAACTATTCGCCAAATATGAGCGCCTTCTTTGTATTGCGGCTCTGGCTCGGTTAATTCCTCTGGCTTATCTATCTTTTTTACAGCATACCAACGCCCGTTAATTACCCTATACTCACCGGCGCATACAGATACACTGCAGTTAGATGTAAATATTTCTTCCAGTATTTCGCCGAAATAACCCGGTTCTATTGATTCTGGCTGGGTTAATTCGCGAAGCTTTGTGATTAGATCGTCGATACTGTATGCCACATAAATACATAGATGATTATCATGATTAAAGAGTTCGAATTTAACTTTATCACTCCAGCCAAATTCATACATACAATAGAATTTGTTGTGTTCTAACATGATATTATGTGCAATTTTAAGCTTTTCGCAGTCAATCATGGATATAATTCCTCAAGTTTGTTTAATATTTCTCGTATTTCCAGAATGCAATCATGAGACTTATCAATTCGTCTAATATCCATATATGCTGAACAATCCAGCATTAATCTTTCTATTTTATTTGCACTTAAATGTATAACTTTCACGGTATTTTCATAATCCATCATTTTTGTTCTCCCGATGCATTTCTAACCATTCATCAACAGCTTGATAACTACCTTGCGATTGATAAGGCGTATGATTGTAAATGTACGAGCATATTTCAAATATGTATCTACGATTAATCGAATCAGCTGCACCACAGGCACCCTTTAAATCATTCGCAAGCATGGCGTGAACAAAACCGCCTGGCTTCCAACCTTTTAATACATAATTATCAATTGTGTCTTTTGTTCTGCGGGGGATATTATGTTCTTGATTGTGATTTAATTGTTCAAGTTCTTCATCACGCCTAACTGATCGCATTAAATCTTCGAAGCTATCAAATGACTCAATCATTACATCATCATTCATGAATAATCCTTGTTTTTAAATGTTTAAGACAATCGTCCTGATTAAAATAATTTTTGCACAAATTCATTTCAACATTAATTAAACCTACATCTGATGATTTTATCTTTGAATGATCACCTAAATATCCATCACCACAACCCGTTAACATGAACATCAAACAAATGATCATGACAGTTAAACAAAATGAGGCTAACGCTTCGGCCGCTATTAATAGATTATGCTTCATTGCGTTTTTCCTGATGATATCGATATGAAGTTAAATCTCCAGCCAATGAATAAAGTTTAACAATCAAACTATCAATTTCGATTAATGAAAGGCTAAAATAGGTAAGATTTTTATTTAGAGCGGTAATGGTTACATCATGATCAAAACTATTGTGAATATTGGGCTTTACAGATATGTTTAACATTTTTATGCCTCATGGCTTAATTAATATTGTTTATTATAACGCATTGCATTTAATATAACAATTCATTTAATACTGAATCTCTACAGGTTAACGGGCGGATAAACATTTCAATATTGTTTTCCGTTTCGCTGGTTAAAAAATAACTTAACCATTTTTGCTTGGTGTATAACCCATCATGATTCAAATGGGTTAGTAATGAAGTTTTAGATGTTTCGTTGAATTCGTCAATAGTCATGTTAATTCCAATCAATTGAAGATAAGAAAGCAACATTTTCTTCTGAGTCGCCAAATTGTTTGTAATATCGAATAAAATTGTATGCGTGAATTCTGAAACCGTGTGCTTCATTAGGGCATAAATCTAAGCGACATCCGTATTCTGAACCGTCATCAAACAACACATTAATTTTTGTTTTGTAATAACCGCCTTCGGGATCGTGTGATAAACCAACGTTTACCGCTTTACGTTCAAAATCTTCAAACTTTAACAATGAATTTTCTTCAAATTCACCTGATTCACTCCACAACACGTATACAAATAATGGTTTAATCTTTTTCATGTTTATTGCCTTGTTTAATTAATATGAGCTAATTATAACAAACAAATTAATATATA